TGGCTCCGGTAAGCAGACGCGAAGCAGACCAATCAGCCGGTCAGCTTTGCGCCGCTCCCTCAACCATCCCACCAGAAAGCAGAATGAGCAACATCACCACCATCCAGAAGACCATGACCAGCACCGAACTGCTGGAGATCATCAACACCGCCCGCGAAGATGCCGGCGAGTCCGTCATTCGACGCAACGACTTCGTGGCCCGATGCCGCGACGAGCTGGACGGCGACTACTACGAAAGTTTCGTAGTATCGAATCCGCGCGGCCCGGCTTCCGAAGTGATCGCGATGACGCGGGACCAGTGTCTTCTTGTCTCCATGCGCGAATCGAAAACTGTTCGCCGGTCAGTTCTCGCGCGGCTAAAGAAGCCTGACGATGTGGCTGCCGTGATCGAGGCGCCGAAGCCGGCCGCCGAAGACCGCCCGATCAGCCTGGAAGCGGAGATTGCCGCAGCTGCCCGCGTGCTGAGCGATGACCGCCTGAAGGCCATGTTTCCTCTGCTGTGGCAGGACATTACCGACGGTATGCAGAACGCGCTACGCCGCACGCTCGGCGCCCCGCTTGCCCTGGCTGCACCCGACGCGCCGAAGCTGCTGGACGCGGTTGAGATCGCCAAGGCGCACGGCATCGAGCTGCCGCAGAACCTGCGCGGCGCGGCCGGCAAGTACGTGAAGGCCCGCGTCACTGCTGTCGAGACTGAGCGGATCATCAGCGGCGCGATCCGCAAGTCATCTGCCTACGCCGATCATGCTGCCGTCGCCGATGCGCTGCGCGAGTACCTGGGCAAGCGGGCCGCCTGATCCAGCGAACAGCGACAACAAAAGGCGTCAAAAAGGCTTGCAATCGCAAACGGTTGTGGTCATAATTGATCCCAATGCAGCACGAGACACCCGCCGGGTGACGGAGCTGCAAGGGGCGATGAGATGGCAACGAAAAAGCAAGCAGCGCACGCGCCGGAACTGCTGGAAGTCTTGGCAGCGGCTGAGGCGCTGGCAGCGGAGTACACGACGATTTCTCCGGTCACTCACCTGATCGGCGGCGTTGAAACCAGCGCGATGCCCATGGGCCGCGCGGGGAGTCTGCGCATCAATCAGCAGTGGGGCGCACTTGTCGAGGCGCTGCACGCCGCTCGCATTGCCGGGATCAAGATCGGCGGTGCGGCATGAGTGCGCACGACGAACAGACGATTGACCGAGCGGTGCGCGCCATGGGCCGTGCGCTGGCTGCCGGGTCGGATCACAAGACGGCGATGCGCGCCGCACTGAATGCGGCGGCATCGACCGGCTGCCTGCGCGAATACGTGGTGACCGTGGCCGGCGTGAAGCTCACGTGCGGGTTCGGCGCCGACATCGAAGACGGCTGGATCATCACCGGCGCGCCGGGCGAGGATCTGGCGCCGATGCTGACGCAGAGCGACCTGTTCGCTGCGATCGATCGCGCCGTCATCCGGCAGATGGAGCGTGAGACGAACCGAGAAGCGCTGGACCGGATTGAAGAGCGGCACGAACTGCGGAGGGCTGCGTGATGGCCACCATGGGAACCCAAGGGCGCCACGACGCCGACAACTGGACCGGCTACGAATCGGGCTGGATCGCCGGCAAGACGTGGCAGCAGCCGTCGCCGCGCCGCATGGGCCGCATCGAGGCGGCCGGTCACCGCGTGCTGGCCGTGACGCTGGCGCCGCTGGGTGTAGTGATCGTCGTGTCGCTGGCGATGGGGTGGCTGTGATGAGCCGCCACGACACCGACCGAATCCAGTTCAACCCAGACAGCGACTGGCAGGACAGCGTGCAGGCCATCGAGCACGAGACAGCACCGCGCGTCCCACGTGAGCGCTCGCCGATGTCGCTCGGCGCCCTGCTGCTGGCCGTGGTGATCGTCTGCCTGTGCGCAGCCACCGTGCTGGTGGCATGCACGCCAGCCGAGGCCGCTGAGATCGACCGCGCCCGCGTCACCTGCAACTGACATCGAGGGCGCACCGGCAACGAGGGGCAAGCGCATCCCGGCCGGTCGTCAGTCCCATGGGGCGAATCCGACGCCGGTCCCGCGCCGGCAAAGAAATGCGCAAGCGGCGAGGCACACGAGACATGCAGACGCAGCGGGTGAGAGCGCTGCGCCAGCCGGTGAGAAGCCGGCACCTACAACCAACTGGAGAACGAGATGCCGATTGAACGCGGTCTGACGCATGCCGAGTACCTGAGCCGGTGCGCGGTCAGCAACAGCCTGATGACGGACCTGAAGCGGTCGCCGGCCTACTGCTGGGCGATGAACATAAACCCAGCGCGGCCGAAGCGCAAGGCAACGGCTGCAATGCTGTCCGGCACGCTGGCACACTGCATGATCCTTGAGCCGAGTGAATGGGGGTTGCGCTACAGCGTGCGCCCCGATGGACTTGACCTACGCACCAAGACTGGAAAAGAGTGGGCAGAGCGCCAGTGCGGCGAACCCATTTCCATGGCACAGGAGCTTGACGCCGAGTTCCAGCGAGCGGCAGTGACAAACGTCCCAGAGCTTGCCGAGATCCTGAGCAGCGGGGAACCGGAGCTTTCAGTGTTCTGGGCCGATGAAGCAACCGGACTGCAGTGCAAGGCCCGCCCCGACTGGCTGCACAAGCGCAAGGATGGCCGCTATGTGATCCTCGACCTCAAGACGACCAGTGAGAACGGCCCGGATGATTTCGGCCGATCGGTCAACACCTGGGGGTACCACCGCCAGGCCGCGCACTACATCGACGGCGTGGAGGCCTGCGGGCTTGATGTGGCTGAGTTCCGCTTTGCCATCGTCACATCGGCTTACCCGTTTCTCGCCTACACCGCGGTGCTGGACGAAGACACGCTACAGCAGGGGCGCGAAGAGGTGGCGGAACTGCGGGCCCTATACGCCGACTGCCAGCGCGCAAATCACTGGCCGCACCACGTCGGCACGCAAATCGTCGGCCTGCCGAACTGGGCGCGCCGCAGCATTGAAATCGAGGTGGGGTACGCGTGATGGACATCAGCAACCTGCGGCACACGATCGTGCCGAAGTCGGACCAGATCAACAGCGAACAACTGATCGGCGGGCCGATGACGATCACCGTTACCGACGTGCGCCTGGAAAACACCGACGAACAACCGCTCATCGTCCACTATGAGGGAGACGACGGGCGACCATACAAGCCCTGTAAAACAATGCGTAAAGTGCTGATTTTCGCCTGGGGCGAAGACGGCCGCACGTGGCCCGGCAAGTCCATGACGCTGTTCAACGACCCCGGCGTGCGCTTCGGCGGCGCCACTGTCGGCGGTATCCGAATCAGCCACATGTCGGGCATCGAGCGCGACATCAGCCTGAGCTTGACTGCGACGAAGGGCAAGAAAGCCGGCCACACGATCAAGCCCATGCCGACACTGCAGGAAGTGACGCGGCTGATCGACTCGGCCAACAACCGGGCCGCGCTCGATGCCGCCAAAGCTGCCGCCGCAATGTTGCCGGCGGCCGAGCGCGAACAGGCCCGCACCGTCTACAGCGCCCGCATCGCGCAACTCAAGGCCGCAGCGCAACAGCCGGCCGCTGAAACCGCCTGAACACCAAAGGCCGCACTGCGCGGCCCCAACGAGGAATGACCACGACCAAGCCACAAACGCCCCGCCGCGTCTACGCGATCAACCACCCGTCAACCGGCACCACGCGCCTCGTGCGCGCCGTCAACGTCGCCGCAGCGCTCCGCCACGTCGTGCGCTCGGACTACACCGCCGAGGTGGCGACGCAAGATGACCTGATCGACCTGCTGAGCGCCGGGACGCGCGTTGAGGATGCGGGCGCCGACGACCTGGGCGAGCCGCCAGTCAACGCGATGCGGGTGACGCTCGGTGCCGCGCCGGCGCCGGCTCTGCAGCATGAGCGCGACCCGCGCGTGCCGGACATGTTCGAGGACGCGCCGGCTGACCCCGTCACCGTGCTTGATGGCGGTCCGGCCAGCGCTCAGGAGCCAGCCGCCGCGCAGCCGGGGGAGCCTGCGGGCCGTCTCGACGCTGCGCCTACTGCAGGCGAGCCGGATGGTGCGTCCTCAGCCCCCACGCCAGCCGCTGATGCGCAACCCGACCAGGTTGAAGATGGCGCCGCCGACCCGCTGCAGAAGCCGCTGGCCGACGCCTACCGCTTGGGCCTGAACGAAGAGGGCCTTCCGGGCCAGGTCGTTGGCGAGCGGGCCTTTGAAATGGCAGTGGTGCGGGCTGGCGGCAAGGTCGTCGCCATGTACCGCAACCCGGCAGACGGTGCCTCATGGTCTGGTCGCGGGCTGAAGCCGCGCTGGCTGGTGGAGGCGCTGGAAGCCGGGCAGTCGCTGGATGAATTTCTGATCAGCCCAGCCTGAAGCGATAGCTTTTTTCAATCAAGCGCACAAGCCACCTGCGCCACAATGACGAAACCCCGCAAGTGATGACACACCGCGGGGCTTCTGACCACCAACTGAGAAAGGTTCAGCGATGGCTGACAAGAATTCTACCCTTGTGACCCCGTTCGTGTTCCCCGGTGACGGGAAAGCGATCCGCTCACTGATCCTGCAAAATGGCGAGCCGGGATTTGTCGGAAAAGACGTTGCGGAGCGGCTGGGGTACGCCGACACCAGCGATGCTATCAAGCGCCATTGCAAGGGGTCGGTGATTCGCCTACCCCTTTTGACGGCCGGTGGACTGCAAGACGCCCGCATCCTGACCGAGCCAGATGTGCTGCGCTTGATCATGTCCAGCACCCTGCCTGCCGCGCAAGAGTTCGAGCGGTGGGTGTTCGAAGATGTGCTTCCGTCGATCCGTCGAACTGGCGGGTACGCGATGCATGCGCAGAAAACCAACGGCGCTGAAGACATGGAGATCATGCGAGTGGTCGCCGATGCGCTGCGCCTTGAGGGGTCTGCGCGGCTGGACGTGATTGGCCGCGCCATGGCGATTGTTGCCCCGCACCTGCTGCCGGCAATGCCCGTCTACGCCATCGATGCCCCGTCCGGCTCAACCGCTGGCAGCAGCGAGACGACTGCATCCCTGACGACGCTGCTCAAGCGTCACGGCTACAAGGTCAGTGCGGCAGCGTGCAATGTTGCCCTGAAGGATCTCGGCATCATCGAGGCGAAGTCAAGGCCCAGCACCAAGGGTGTGTCGTACTTCTGGAGCCTTACGGAGGCCGGCCTGAAGTACGGCAAGAACGTGAGCAACCCAAAGAACCAGCGCGAGACACAGCCGCATTGGTATGAGTCACGGTTTTCGGAACTGGCGCAACTGCTGCGCATCGAAGGAGCGCAGGCATGAGCACCGAACAACTGCCCGACATCAATAGCCCGTTCAACGCCTGCATGTACCGCGACGGCTGCCGAGCCGAGCACGCCCAGCGCGTCACGCTGCAGCACCATGCCGTCGATCAGGCGCAGCGCATCGCCGACCTGGAGGCCGAGCGCGACATGCTGAAGCGAATTGTCGGCGCGTACAGCCCGCAGAAAGAGCTTTTCGCGGCGCTGACGCAGGCGAAAGAGTCAGGGCGAAAGGCCAGGCAGGAGCGCGACGAGTTGGCGCGTGGGCATCGATCACAGCACGACGCCGACAGTACTGAACTGCGCCGCGTGTGCGCTGACCGGGATGCAGCGCGGAAAGAGCGTGACGAGCTGCGCGCACAGATCAGCGCCTGCAAGCCCCACCTCCGCGAGCGACTGGACGGCATGCTCGAATCTCCGGCCAGCATGCTGGCATTGCGGGAGGCGGAGGTGCTTGGACTGCTTGGGCGGCTGAGTGCTGCGCAGATACAGGTAGACGAGCTGCGCGCGAAACTGGCGGAGATCGAGGGGCAAGAGTGCTTGACGGTTGAGGCCGGGGAGTGGCGCACGATGAGCATCGACAAATCAATCGGCGAACTCATTGCGGCTGCCTCCGGAAGCGGCGAGGGCTTGGTTTCGGTCGAAAACGTGACGCTGGCTCAACTGCGGTTGCGCGACCTGATCGCCACAGTCATCGCCGATGCCCGGCGCGAGGGGGCGGAGCAGATGCGCGCAGAGGCCGCCAAGATCGCCCGCGCGCTGCCGCTGTACTACGGCTCAGGCGACGATGGGGCCGATGAAAGCCTCGCGCAGGAAATCGAGGACCTGCCCCTGCCGACCGGCCCGCGCCAGGCGGTGCGGCTGACGGATGGGCAGATCACCGCCCTTGTGGACGGGTATGGGTGGACCGTCGCCGAGGCGCTCATCGAAGACATACCGGAAATGGCTAGGGAAATCGAAACCGCCGTGCTCGCGGCGAACGGAATTGGGGGCGAGAATGACTGAAATCACACGGCAACACCTGGAGGACGACAGCCGCGAGTTGACTGCGCGGCTCGTCGGCAAGCCGGACGCAATGATGCATGCTCAGGAAGCCGTCGCAAAGATCCGCGCTGACCATGTGGAGGATGTCCTCGCAATGGTCCCGTGCAGCGAGTGCGGGCAGCGCGGATGGCACAAGCTGTCGTGCTCGCAGCGTACAGACCGAGCGCTGCAGATACCAGCCGCGCGCGATGCGGGCGGGTTGGTCACGGCCTGTCAGCGGCCATGCCGCTGCGGTCCAGACGGCTGCGCGGACAGCTTGTGCACAGGGAGGACGGCATGAGCAATGCAACAAGTAAAAGCGCTATCGCTAAGCGCACGGCACGCGAAACAGGCAGTAGCAAGTACGAAGGCAAGCCGTGCAAGCAATGCCGGAGCCCAATCCGATACACGTCATGTGGCGCGTGCTGCAACTGCTCGTGCATCAAAGCTGATCTGCGCGAGTCGCTGGCAGCAGCGGAATCAGAGGCCCGCGACATGCAACAGCAGTGCGCAAAGCACGTTGAGACACTACAGGCGATCGGCACTGTATTGGATGTGGCTGGCCGTGTGGCTCGGGATCGGTCGCATGCCCATGAGATGATCGATGCAGCGATCGACTGCACGCCCATGCGCAACATCATGGCGGCGGTCTACGGGCTAGGCCCATGTGGTGAGCCACTGAAGCCAAAGCGGACGCGGAAAAAATCAGCGTAAGCAAGCCCTGACCCCAGACGCAACAAAGCCCCGCTCGGCATCCCAGCGGGGCTTTTCCTTGGCTAGGCTGCTTGGCTAACTGTACGCAAATTATCTCGGTTTATCCAAGGGGGATAAAGTCAGTTGCGCTTCAGTTCTTCGCAGTAATTGACCAGACTTCGCACCATTTTCAGCATAAGTTCGTGAATTTCTGCATGTTCGTGCAGCATGCTTGCCAGTTCTTCCGCTGCGTCGTCCAACAGAACAACGGTTGCGCCCGTCATGCGATGGTGAAGGGCATCGGTGGCAAACGCCGCGCCAGATCGGCGCAGGTCTTCGGTTGCGAGCTTCGTCGTCTTCTCTGCGATCTCAAGCATGCGACGCGGGGTGATTGTTTTCATGATCATCCCTTGATGGCAAACATGTCGGGCTGCTGCTCTTCAGCAATCAGCACAGCCTCAGGGCGCAGCACCTTCAGCGCCCGCTTGCGCTTGTTCATGTCGGCACTTCCGCCCTTGGCTGCGGCGTAGGTGGCGGAATCAAGCTGCTCCCATGCAACGATGCGCTCGTGCAGCGTCACGGGAACGGCTGGCACACGGTAGGATTGCGCGATCTCGGCAGCCATCTGGTTGAATGCCTTGATGTAGGTTCGCTTCCACGCCAGTGCGTCAGGACCAGTGAATCCCATTGCAAGCAGGCAGAACCCGTCTTTGCTGATGAGGTACTCGGGGCGCATCTCGCCTTTTGAGTCACGGTATTCAACCGGCGCAAAATTCCGCCCGTCGTCTTCGGTTAACAGCAGCGAACGAATTGAGCGCAGAACGTCCTTGTGCTGCTTCTTGAACCGCTTCGCCACCTTGCGCGAGGTGGTCATTGGCTGGCCGTCGATCTCGGTCAGGTCGGCGAGGATGTGGGTGATGCCTTGCATACGTGTCCTTTGTCTATCTCGGGTGGAGCGCGCCGGCTGGTGAGACTTGCCAGCTTGTCCCCCGTCGGGTAGGCGCGCTGTAGCATTCTATCAGCCGAGCATTGCAGCCTCGACCGCACGCCGGATGACAAGCCCGCGCAGCACACGGCCACCACCACGATTCCACCGCTTGATTTCCTGCTGAGCGCCGGGCCAGTCGCCCGCATTGACCCGCTTGCGAAGCGTGGACCCAGCCAAAGCCGCAATGCCAAGGTTGTATGCAAAATCCAGCAGCGCGGCGATTTGGTCGAACGATTGTGCGCCGGGACACAGGCGCAACACGGCCGGCAGGTACTCGCGGCGCAGTTGCTCCACCGCCAGGGCGTAGGCGTGCTCACGGGTGATTGGTGGGTCTGTCAGGCGGACCGGGCGGCCGTCGAGATATCGGGTGGACCCGAGGCCCACCGACGGAACGCCAGCGGGGCACAGGTACGGCCGCAGCCGCAGACCCTCGAATCTGACGATGACGGGCAGCGCGCGCTTGATCGGTGCCGGTGTTTGCATGTTCAGCTTCCGTTAAGGTTGATTTCAAGGCGTACCACTCCTTACCCGTTGCTCCTGCCTGCCCCGTATTGCTGGGGTTCTGCAGGGCCTCGCCTTTATCAGGACACCTTGCCGGGGTCACCAGCTCTCGGAGGTCAGTCCGCCTGCCTTCGCCACTTGCGATTCGATCCGTGTTGTCTTGCTAGGCGGATCGGTCGTGCATCTTGGCGACAAGCCCTCAGAATTCGAGGGGGAGATCGGTAATCGCTTACCAGTCCTGTGTATACCTTCGCCTCTCGGCTACTTGGTGGTGCGGGTCACACCGGCATCCCGTAACGTGGGACTGACGGCCGGCTTCTACCGGTCATCGAATCTCTGTCGTAGTGCATCAAACCCGGATGACTTCCCGTTTGTCTGTATGGCCGCTACTCGCCACAAACGGAAAAGCCCCTGACGGTTTCCGCTACATGGCCGGCAAGCTATGTGTAGGGATCGTCAGGGGCTTCCGGAGGGCGAGCCCTCTGCAACTGTTGTCTTGAGCTTGCCGGCCATCAGACGCTGAGAGTATACCACATCACCCGCCCTTGAGATGCACCCGCCCGCCGACGTACAGACCGAGCACGCCACAGACAACTTCCCCAAGCGCGCCAGTCAGCACGATGTGAGCAGGCCAGATCGCCGACCCGACCAGTAGCAGGATCGAGGCCGACGCCAGCGCAGGGCGGATGGCCCCATTCCAGCCGTCAACCCAACCGATGCCAGATGGGCGCCCGATGGCCTCCATCGCATCCAGCATCATCCGGTCTGCAGCATCGCCCGCACTGGCCTCGCGCTGCGCCTCGATAAGCTTGACGCCGGCCGCCGCAGCATCCTGGACGGCCAGGCGTTGGCGCTCAGCACGCTCGCGCTCAAGGTCAGCCTGCAGCTTGATCATCTCGACCTCGGCCCGCCGGTCCTCGCGGGCCTTGAAGATACCTAGCAACTCGCCCAGCAGCCATCGCAGGCCGGCAGAACCAAGGAAGGAAATCAGGGCGGTCATTGGTGCAGTCCATCCAGCGGCATCGGCCGCGACTCGGTTTCAGGAGGCGGCCCGGACTGCCAGCGCTCGGACGTGACCGACAGGTGCGCAAGCATGGCCAGCAGCATCGGGTACATCCAACCGGGCGACGCCCCGCCAGCTGCGCTGTAGATCAGCAGGCACGACAGCACGGCGCCGGATAGCTGGGCCGCGACGCAGCGATACCGGTGCGTGCGCCACGTCATGCGGTTGAGCCGCGCGGCATAGACGGCGACGGCCAACGCGGACGCGCCGGAAATGAATAGGTTGTGCGGGTCCATCACTTGTCTCCCACGTCAACGCCAACACGGGCCATCCCGGCATCAGCAAGTTGCCCGAACCGCTTTCCGATCCATGACAGCGCCAGATGCATCACTGCGCCGGCACCACAGATGACGGCATTGGTTGCGACGCGGGACAGGGTGATTTGTTGACCCGCCGCGGTGCCGATCACGGCAGAGACGATGGCCGAAGCGACGAAGCGGGCCGCACCGTGGACGGGATGAGCCGGCGGGGCAAAGGTCAGGCCAAGGACTGCGCCGGCCAGGCCGAGCGAGAGGGCCTGCACATCGACGCCGACTGCAGCCAGCGCGGCAGCAGACAGGCCGGCGCTGATCGCAGTAGGCGCAGAGGCCACAGCGGCAGCGGAGACGGGATCAGGCATGGCTGCTTTCCTTGATTTTGTGGTCGTAGAACCAGCCAGCAAACGCGGCCATGCCAGCACCGAACACGTCGGACATTGGCCAGGAGAACACGTCGTTGCAGACGCTGGCCGTGTCGACGCCCTGGGTAACCCAGAAGCAGTCACACACAGGCTGCATCACAAAGCAGAACGCCGCGGCGTCGCACACGATGCGCCACGCGACATCGCGCTGGTGATCGCGCGCCAGCAACGCCAGCACGGCCCCGAAGATGCCGTTGGCCCGGTACGTCACGGCGCGGGTGCTGCCGTCGAACGCCATCGCCATGTCGGGGGCGTAGTACCAGACAGCCAGCAGCAGTAGCAGAAGGGCCGTGCGCAGCATGTCAGCGCCCGCCGCCGCCCATGCCCTGCGGGCTGGCATCGGGCGCGCTGGCCGGCACATCAGGCGATTGGATGGTCTGCGCACCTTGCTGGCATGCAGCAACAACGGTGGAGCAAATGATGGCAAAGAGTATAGTTTTCATGGCGCGAATTATGATGTTAGGTAGCTAGCAGTTAATCGTATCGACCCGCCCGGAGACCATGATTGTGTGGCACTCCCTATTTGAACGAGCGCCCCAGAAGGGTTTACCGTGAAAAGCTCAAGAATCCCAGACCCGCCCGTAGTGCGCAGCGTCAATTGGAAATCCTGGGCGCCAGATGATTGCGTCATACCGGACCCAACGACCTGAACAATCGAGTACGGAGACAAGTCGGCGCGCGGCAGAGAAAAGCGCCATGCCCCCGTGCCAAATGTCGTAGTTGATCCAATGCTGAGATTTATCTGAACCGTAATTGTTGCGCCGGACCTTGAAAAGTATCCGGCAAGCGACCCGTTGCCAATTGAAGGCTGAGGGGAATTCGCAGAAGACCACACAGGTGTGTATTGGGCCAGCCGCTGAAGCACACTGTTGCCGGTTCCGTTGTCAGTTATATTCCAGCCCGGAACTACCACATCAATTACACTGTCGGTGCATTCGAGAGTTATTGGCGTAGCAAATACAGAATTAGATATCATGTTATTTGCGCCGCGAATAGTGACAGACCCGGCCGCCGCGCCAATTCTGCAGTTCACCAACATCGCTTTCGATGTTGATGGTGATGTAATAATGCCGCCGGTGTAGCAATTGATGACAAACGTATCATTCATCCCGCCAAAGTCAAAAAGCGTAGCGCCCTCGCCGGCAAGATCAGAAAAGTGACGTGGCGCTCCTCCCGCATCAACTCCCGTGCAAGATATGGCGCCAACAACGCCAGGGGAGCCAGTCGTTGACACCTCAGAGCACATTACGCGCGACTCAAGCCCGGTGTCCGGTGAAAACGTTATGGCAGAGCTTGGCCCGCCGTGTAGGCGGCATCTGTCTACGCTCTGATAGTTTCCTGACGTTATTGCAACAGCGGCTCCAGTGTTTGAGTTATTGTTTACCTGCAGTAATTCAATTCTAGAATTGTCAGACAGCATCAAACCGATGCCGGAAAATGATTTTATGATTATAGATGTTCTTTTTCCGGCTCCTCTGAGGGTGACGTTTGTGGGTATTGTGATGGTTGACGTTATCTTGTACACACCTGGAAGCAAATCTGCAGTTCCGCCACTTGCGCCAAAGCTTGACACAAGCGCTTGAATTTTTGCAGTGTCGTCAACAATTCCGTCACCGGACGCGCCCATGTCGGCCGAGCTGATTGCGTCGCTCATTTTAGCCGAAGAGTTTCTGGCAATTGCCAGCGATGCTGGGTGCTTATAGCCGACAATGGCTGCACCTTTGCCTGCGGCCGCGCTTGCGAGGTCGGCTGCCAGGCCGGAGGCGGACCCAGATCCGGCCAAAATTGACGACCTGAGCCGCGCCGCCAGTGCGGCCGGGGTCGCGTCGTCCGTGACATCGGCCCCGTCCGCAACAATCGCCTCGGCCACAGCCGCCGCCATCGTGGACGATTGGAGGAGCACTTTGTTGATTTTTTGGCGAGTAAGGAGGCCGGTTGGGAACCCGGTGTCCAGATCCGGCAGTGCCTCGTATTCAGATTGACTGAGTACGTCAGCAAGGGATGACCCGGCAAACTTCTTGATGTGGTTCGTTGCCATATTCAGTATTTGATGCAGGTCATCAGGGCCACAGATTTGACGCGGACTTCAGAGCCAGATCCGGCTGATCCGGTTTGAGCGGAATCGTCCCAGATTCGACCGATGTTGGCATCCCCCCCTCCGGCTGTGCCGGCCCCGGTTTGGCCTTGCCGGTACGTGTGGGTATGTGCCGGCATTTGGTCGGCTTGGTAGCTGCCCAGTGATCGGGATGGATCCAGCCCACGGCCATGATCCCAGCCGCGCCGGGAAATGCCGCGCAGGTCCGGAAGTCGGAACGTGGTGGAACCATCTCCGGAGCTGAATAGGGTGAATGACGAGGCCCACCCGGATTCTGCCACAACGACAGATTGCGCTTGCGCGTAAGCCCAGAGTGAAGGGTATGCCGAGCGCGTCCGGGTCGATCCGTCAAGCTCCAGCCACCCGTCCGGAGCAGCTCGTCCGTACATGTCGGCGACCGTGCCTGTCGGGAGTATTCCGGAGGTATGCAGCAGAATTGCAGCGCCCAGTTTTGCGGCAAATGCCGAGACATCGCCATCATCAAGGGCGTCAACGCCCTTCCTCTTGATGAATTCAGCCACGCCGGCCGCCCCGGTGGTTGCTTGACGCAGCGCAGTGTTGACCTGCTCGGACTTGGCGATGCCCGATTCAAACCCGGACGCGAGCAGGGAAACAAGGGCCGCCCATGCGCTCGGCGACATGGTGTTTGCATACGGACCCGCTGCAAACGCTCGATATTCATTGGTTGCCATTATCAGCCCTTAAAAAACAAACCCACCGACATCCAGGCCACTCGCACTCCGGGTGGCTGAATCGAGCGAAAGAATCGGAGTCGATATGTAAACAAAACCGGCCACGCTGACCCCCATTGGTTTGGGCACAAGCCCGCCTTGCCGAATGGCGGCGCGCAGCAGCATGGAAACCGAGGGGCCGCAGATGTAAACCGTGATGGTCATGTCCTGGTTGTCGGCGCAGAAAATCAGGTTGTCATCAGTGGAGTGCTCCAGACGGATCGGGATTGCATCCCACTCCGACCGCAGCCCTTTCCAGTGGTTGCATAGGATCTTCAGGCGGATGGCGGCGCGATATGTCGGGTCGTCGAGTTGAACAACCCCCTCGGTCGGCGCATAGCCAGCAGCCCACGTTCCCTCATCGAATCCGAGGCCGGGCGTATCAAATGAAAAGCTCGTGCCGGGTATTGGTGCCAGCACTTCGCGCGACAAGCCGACCCATAGGCCAATCGCGTCAAGCTGGGCGCCAATCGCTGAATCCAGGTCGAAGGCTGCCGGGATTGCCGCAGAGGATGCTGCGGCAGCCGAAGAGGTGAGCAGATCGACCAGGGCGGAGAACTTGGGTTTGTCCCGGTGCTGCTCAGTGATCAGAGCTAGGTAATCGCGCGCCATGTCACACCACCGTGACCATCACGTCAGCCGGGCTGCACGTCGGTTGCTCGCTGAAGGCCAGCACGAGGTCGGAGGCTCCGAGCGCTCCAGTCCCCTTCGCTGATTGCAGCGTGGCAATCTGGAACTTCACCGCATCCGTTGTGCCCATCAGCAGCGCGGGGCCAAACAGCCGGGTGTACAGGATGTCTTCGCCGAACGGAAGCCCGTTGATGTAGTCTGAGACCGCCTGCTTGATGGCATCAGCCACCGCACTGGAGTACCCGCCTCGCGTATGGATCGTGAGCGCGACTTTGATGGTCGCCGGGGTAGGCGGGAAGAACCTGATGGTCGAGGGAATGCCGGATTCGCCATAGACCGTGATTGACGTGGATCCATGCGTGTACGTGCCCGGCGTCTTGCGCGTCATGATCGTCTGGGCGATCTGGGTCGCATCGCCGCCGCGCACAATGCAGGCGATCGAGTGCGGCGGAAGGCCATCGGCGCTGGTTGCGTTCGTGTCGTTTTCCAGCACATCGGCGGCAGTCACCCCCGGCAGGCCCAGCAGGGCACCATGCAGGCCCGCAAGGATCGTGGTGGACGGCACAGCCACGGACAGCGCCTGACGACGGCGCAGCGCGGCATCTGTCTCGACTGCAGCGCCCGGCGTTGCCGCTGCGGCGTTGCTGATCGACTGCCAGCCGAGCGTCGGCGTCACGATGCCCGTGATGGTGCCAATCGGGGCCGATATGTCGCCTTGCTTGCGGCATGTTGCGGTCACGGTGATTTCGCCCTCGGTCGGGATGACCACGGCGGCGGGCAAGTCCCACTTGTTGCCTGCGGCGTCCTGCACGATGCCGGCGCTGATCGTCGTGCCGGCCACGCCGACGATGCGGACCAGTGCCTGAGACTTGGACGACGACTTGCGGGTCAGCCCGTTGATCTTGACCGCCGACGACAGCCCGGCGCCCTGGGCGGTGGCGGGGCTGAACGAGTTGTAGACAGCCACGGCTGCGGCGTTGGCGTCGGAGATAGCCAGCGCAAACACGGCCAGCAGCTGCCCGTCCTGCGAGTCGCTGCCGAGGTATGCGTCGGCGCCAAAAATCCCTTGGTATTTCGACTGCAGGAATTCGAGCACCTCTGCAAACGTCGGCGCCGAGATTCCGGTCGCTGTGATCGTTGGGGCGGTTGAGGTGATCATCAGATGGGGCCGGTGATGGCTGCTGAGCCGTATTGCGTGGTGATGGTGGCGCCTACCTTCAGGCGGCGGGTCAGGCCGTCGAATGCGCTCGTGTAGTCCTCGATTCCGGACACGCCAGGCGTGCCGAGGATCCGGTCCTTGATCACTGCGTCATAGCTGCTGAGGGTGTATTTGCCGAGCACTTCGGTGCGCCACGGCATCCCGTCTTCCGTGTCGATGAAAAAGTCACCAGCGTTGAGCCTGAGCCGCGTCATAACCGCCTGGGCTACCGCCTCCGGGGAGTTGGCGAGCCAGTCAAGGCCAGTGCCTAGGCAGTAGTCGCCGCCTTCGTCGAGTCGTCGGTATCGCATCGTTTTGGCGTGAAAAAGCCCGCGCTTGGCGGGCTTGTTGTTCTTGGGGCTCGGCTCGATCAGTCGGGGGCTGACGTGTGGCCGGTGCCAGTTGACACCCCGCCGTGCGTGTGGCTCTTGCCGATGTTCTTGCCGTCATTGATCATGGATCCGCTCACAAGCAGATTCCCCGTGATTGACACCGTTCCGGTGAGCGAAATGTTTGTGGCGGTGACGGTCGCAATCTCTGCCACGATGCTGGCCGCTCCCGTCGTCTCGACGTGCACGACGTGAGTGGATGGATCAATCGAGATTGAAGCTGCTCCGTCATCGCTGCGCAACTGCACTGCGGTCGTGCTGATGCCGCCGATCTTCTTTGCCTGCGACATCGGGCCGGGGATGGCAAACCCGTCGGACAGGTCATGCATCCGCGGCTCCATCGGGTACTGCACGCCGCCGGACTGCCACCATGCATCGATGCAACGGGCGGCGAATACCACCAGCACCTCGTCGCCGGGCTCGATCGGGAACGTCAGCGTGCAGCCGCCGCCGTGCGGAAATACCACAGGCACGTCAGGCAGCACCGGCAGATTGATGCCGGAGAACTTTCCGTTTTGCCCCTGGGCAACGCCCTTGATTGCCGGCTGAATCGATGCCGTGACCGCCACCGGGTCGAATGACACGACGATGCCGGGGATCGCCGTCCAAAGGCTTGCGCGGCTGCCGTCCATGGCTGCGCGCATCGCCTCCTCTTGGTCTGCATACCGCTCGCGGGGATCAATCGCCATTGCTTGCCACCATGCTCACATACGTCTGCGATATCACGCCGATCCCAGTGGGGTCAACGGCCTCGCAGATCATTTCCGTGTACCACGTTTGCCCGCGGGTGTCTCCCGTGTGCTGTACGTGGTATGCCTTGTAGTAGCCGTCCGCGTCGCCTGACGGAACCTTGAAGTTCTGGGCGGAAACCCAATCGGCGCTCATCTTGTATGCCTGCACGCTGCTGGCATCCAGCTTGATCTGCACGCCGCGTTTGATGCGCGGGTTCAGCAGGCACTTGACCGTCACGCCGTCAATCGTCTGCTGGGGCATGCCGATCAGGCCCGTGCCCGAGTTCAGGAGGATCGCAGTGCCGGGCAGCGTTGCCCCTTGCCGGATCAGATCGACCTTGCCATCGGAGATCGACCAGTCAACCCCGTTGGTCTTCGCCAGCGTGCGCATGTGGTCGCGCGCCGATCCGTACAGCACCTTGCCGCGCGGCAGGGCGTAGGAAGAAAGCTCAGGGGCTTCGCCGCCCTGAACGCCGAATTTCGCCATGCTGCCAACGATCTGGCGGCGCACGTCGTCCTGAGTGGCGCCGGCCGCAAGCGACTCACTCAGAAACGAGTAGTTGTAAGCGGGGTCGCTGTCGGTGGCCAGAATGTCGAGATACGTGTCGGTCCCGGACTCGCGCCCGACGCGGATCTGCTTGATCTGGCCGGCAAAGATCATGCCTTCTGCGCCATCGTAGCCGGCAGACAGCTCAACCCGAGTGAACTCGTTCTGAATCCGCTTGATCGTGCTTGGCGCCGCGTTGTACACGCGGATGTCGGCTGATTTTGGGGTCTGGACTGCAGCCTGGGTAACCGTGAACCGGATGTGCAGCGCCGACAGATCAAGCGCCCCGGATCCGGCTGCCCCGATCACCAGCGAGCAACGGCGTCCGAACTGAATGGTCATGGCGTGATGATGTAGAGACGGGATGGGGCGCCGAGGTCGGCAAAATCCGGGATGGCGTCCGGAGCGCCATCGGTGGAGACGCGCAGCTCGAACCCAAGCCCAAGGTGGCCGTGTTGGGCCAGCAAGTCAGCGCCAGTTACAAGCGGCATGCCGGACAGAAGCGGGACGCCGGACAAGTCGGCAATGTCAAGAACCCAGCCGCCGTCATCCGTGCCACGGTACAGCAGCGTGAACTGGTATGCCGTAGACAGCACGGGGACCGTGACCGTCTGGGGGGTTGCCGACAAGGGGACTTCAAACACGGCCATCACCAACCTCCTGCGTGAATAGACTGCTTGAGCGTCGCAGTTCCGCTGTTCTGGGTCGGCGATGTCGCCGACGGATTGGCCTGAGCCTTGACTTTCAACGCAGTTGTTGACGTCTCGACGATGATGACCTGCCGCATCGTGATCGTCGCCATCAGCGCGGCCTCGGTGGCTTGGTCGGTCGTCACGGCAATCGAGCGGATCAGCATGTTCCGGTACGAGCGCTTGCCGGTCACCACATCGAACGGGACGCGCGATTCCTGCAGCGCCAGCAGTTGGGTGTACACGTCCTTGACCGACTGGATAGCCGAGCCGGACAGCAGGGTGCCGCTGACGATGCCGGAGATGACGCCGGTCAGCGCGAGGCTGCTATCGGACCACCCGACCTGCATCACCAGCTCGGTCGGCATCTTGTAGGCGTGGTCGCTGATCTGGGCGCCAAGCTCTACCGGGTGATCGGTGATGGTCAGTGTGTCGGTGTGCTGCTCGCTAATCGTGACGTTCGGCAGGATTCCGCCGATGTTGCGCCCTTGTTTCAGGAGGATGGTTTGCAGTAGTCCCATGTCACATCACCCTCGGCGTCATGTTGCGCACCAGCGACTGATTCACGCCGGTCAGTGCGCCAGAGACAGCGCTGGCCGTGTCGCGCGCATCGCCTGCGCCGTTCACCGTGATGGTGGTGGTTTGGGTGATCTGCGGGCCACCGGTGGCGCCGAGCGCGTACCGGCTCTTCGTCTGCTCAAGCGCGCGGGTCATCTCTTCGACCGAGATCGATGCCTTGTTCACGCCGTCGCCAGCGTAGAAGCTCTTCCCCGTCAGCGGGTTGGCCACGCTGGCCCACTCCTGCGAGACAGCCAAGATTGCCGCCTTGACATCGCCGGACTTGCCGCTGAGGTAGTCCATGATCGCCGGGCGCTTCGACCCGGCCAGATACCCCTCGAACAGCCGGTCCTGAGTGGCTTTGTCGAACTTCTCCGACCCGCTCATGCTCAGCGCCTTCATGCCGGACTCAAGCGTACCGGGGATCATCTGGTACCGGCCGGCCGCCTTGAACTTGCCTTCTTTCTGCGCTGCCAGAACCTCGGCGATGGTCATGCCCGCAAGGTCTTCGGTGCCGGCCTTGTAGCCGTGCGCCTTGCCGCGGTTGACGGTGTTGTAGTCGCCCTCCCCGCGGGCGATCAGGGCAGCAAATGGCGAAGATGCCAGTCCGCCGGATGACGCCCCGCCGCGGCCCTTCTCGGTACCAACCCGCGCGCCGGCCGCTGCCGCTGCGCCAGGTCGGCCAAGGCCGTTTTCGGTTCCGCTGAGCGGCGTCACCAGCCAGTCGAAGAAGCTTTTCGGCTTCTCGCCGGGCTTGGCGCCAGCCTTGCCGCCCATCAGGTTCGAGACGGCTTCGGAAATGCTGGTGAACTTTCCAGCCCACGACATCAACGACGCCAAGCTCTTGTCCACGCCATCGATGAAGGCGAGGAACCCCGGAAGAGCCTTGTCAGCGACCGACAGGGCGATCCCCTCCAGCCGCATCTTGATCTTGCCGAGGGCCAGTTCGTACTTGTTCGCAACCTCGGCGGCTCGCTCCATGTCGAGCCCAGCATCCCTCATGGCCTGCTTCTGCTCGGCGATCTTCTGCGCATACGCGGGGTCCATGATCGCGTTCAGCATCGTCTCATCGATGCCGAAGAACTCCGCGTACTGGTTCGCCAGCGCGTAATCCTTCTTGCTGAGCGCCTGCCCGAACTCGACCATCAGGTCTGACGTGTCGCGCAACTTCCCGTTGGCGTCGCGGGCCTGGATTCCCAGATCCTTGAAAACCCCCTCGCTGCCGGGCTTGGTCTTCAGCAGTCGCGCGAAGTTGGCCAGCGACGCCGCCGATGCATCGGCAGATGAGCCAAGCTGCGACGCGGCGAACCCCATCGCCTTGATGTTGCCGGCACTGGCGCCGGTGCGTTTGCTGGCCCAGTACAGGCCATCAAGCTCGTTCGCCATCTTGTTGACGCCGGCCACGAACGCAACCGCGGCGGCGGCGGCCACTTTGCCCAGTGCGCTGATCGTCTTGCCGATCTCGGCCGTGGTCGCGTTGGCCTTCTTCTGGCTCGCCTCGTCGACCTTGAAGCCGATCTTGATCAGGTACGCGCGCAGGATGTCGGTGTCAGCCATCGGGCTACTTTCGGTTCATGTGCTCGTGCATTCGCCGCTCGTTGTCGGCCTGCACGTCGAGCGCGTCATTCATCAGGGCCACGTCGGCCAGCCCGATCGACCCATCGACCAGCGACTCGTACCGGCACATGCCGCGCAGCACCGGGCGCAACACCCAGTCTTCGCCGCCGGGCAGGGATCGGAACTCGACCCCGCTGCTCAGTCCTGTGTCGGGCCGGTAAACAGCCCGCGCAAAAAAGGGCCGAGCGACTCCGTGATGACGCGCACCACCAGCGGCCCGATCACGCCCATGTCCATGTCGTCGAACAGGCTGGATCCGCCGGACCACACTGGGCGCCAGCCGTTGGCCTGCTGCCGGCTGACGACGCCCATGCACGCCGCAATGACGTACTCGGCGGCCTCGTCGGGCATGTCGGCCAGCGCGTTGACGAACGGGGTCACGGCTTCGGTTGCGGCCGAGATTGCAGATGCAAACGCGGCATCTCGCTCGGCGCTGGCAGCCGAAGCATCCTGAATTTTGGCGTCGGCGTCGGCGTCGGCGTCGGCGTCGGCTGCGTCGGCCGGCGTGGCCGCCAGCGCCGCCAGCAACTTGTCCTTGCCCATCAGTGCCGGGATCAGCTTGGGCAGCAACGGCCCGATGCGGCGCGTCACATGGAACTGCTGCATCGCCGTCAGCCTGCCGATGCGGTACTGCTGGTCATTCAGGGTGACTTCGATCATCAGAAGACCCCCAGCAGGGTGTCAATCTTGATGACGTCAAACACCCATTCGACCGTGCCGCCATCCTTGGCATAGGCCAGGTCCGGCTTCTTCTTGAATGCGACTCCGCGGCAGGTGGTCACGTCGCCAACTTGCGGGTTCGTGATCGTGATGAGGTTCTGCCCCCAGACGGCCGAGGAAAGCGACTGCACGGCATAGAGCGCCATCAGCTTGGCGTTGGTGGGGCTGGTCTTGAGGTAGCGCACGGTCACAGTGCCGGACTTGTCAGCATGCAGTGAGTGCATGCCTTCGCCGTCTGAACCGATGGTCATCGTGTTCTTGTCGCCGGACTGGGAAATGGTGATGCCCTCTTCAGCGACGGCCGAGCCGGCCCCGAGGTTGATCACCGCGCCGACGCCGATCAGCGTGGCCTGTACGTCGAGAAAGGAATGGGTCTTGGACACTTTCGCGCCTCCAGAAGTCCCGGCCGGGCCGGGTTGTTTCTGCGAGGCGCTTGGCGTCCGCGGGCTGTGTAGCCGTTGGGCGCCGCGAGGCAGGAGTGGCGATCAGATCGCCGCAGCGGTGTTGATGCAGTTCAGCGCGCGCGCCTTCTACCGGGCAACGTTCATGAGCACATCCGTGAAATGGATCGCGCCGGCCAGCTTGAGCGCGCACTGGATGACAGGCGCCTTGCGGGCCTGGCGATTGGCTGCGGATTGCGTGTCAACCGGAGGCGCGTAGACGTAGAACCCCTTCGACAGCGTGCCGCCGGTGACCAGCGCGCCAAATCCGTCGCCAGTCCACAAACCGGGGGCCAGCAAGCCATTCGTGACGCCCTGAGCAAGCCGGCTTTCGATCGTCGCAAGGATGCGGTTCACGCCCTCGTCGGTCTGCGGGATCTTCGTCGTGCTGGTGTAGAGCAGATTCCAGACGGCGGTCTGCACGTCGTTCTGTGCCCAGTCCAGGCCGTGCACCTCGTCGAAGAAGTAGCCGTTGGACATCACGCCATCCTGCAGGATGGCGGTGCCGTTGTCGTAGGCCACAAAGATGTTGCAGTTCTTCGCCTTCGCCGCCGCCGCTTGGCTGGAGCGGATCACCTCGGCAACGACGCCCGGCTCGGTCTTGAACTTCAGCGTCAGCGTGGTGTTCTGGCCATCGAAGTTGACGGTGAACGCCCGCCCAAAGCTGCTGGCCGCGGCGTGCGCGTGGCTGCCGCTGTACTGCACGAAGGTGCGTTTGTAGTTCAGGGCCTTGAGCTGGCTGGCGATGTCGCTGGTGCTCAGCGGGTCGATCACGGCTGTGTTCTGAGTCGTCACGCCGAAGATGCGCGACGCGCCGGAGCCTTCGATGAAGCCGGCGACCGCGATCGTGTCGGCGTCGGTCACGCTCGGCGCGGCGACATAGAGGCCATACCAGGCGTTGCTCATGTCCGCTAGGTTCTGCACGGCAGCCAGCAGCGTCTCCGCCGCGAGGCCCGCCACCGGGGCGGCAGCCTGCCCGGTCTTCAGGCGCAGCAGGTCGGCCAGGTCAGAACCGGAGCCGGGCGCGGTCGCATAGGTCAGCGTCGAGGCCGTGCCGGTCGTGGCGCTGGTGACGCGGAAGCGCTTCATCGTCGCGTCCCACGTCACCGTGGCCGAGCCAGCCAGCGCAGTCGTGACGGCCGATGCGACGCCATTCAGGTTCGTGACGCCGGTCAGGCTGATCGCCGTCAGCGTCTTCACAGTGCCGTTGACAGTGATGGTCAGCCCGCCCGACGAGATCGCCGTGAAGTTGCTCACGGCCTGCTGGGTGGCCGTCAGGATGCCGCCGTTCAGCACTGCGGCCGAGGCGGTCTGTGCCCACCGGCCGATGTAGCAGACGGATGGCTGCGGCGACTGGCCGAAGTACAGCGCGGCGGCTTGGTACTCGGGCGCGCTGCCGAAGTCGGTGGCCACGTCATCCAGCGACGTGTACAGGCGCATGCGCTCAGTCGTGTCGACCACCGACGACGATCCGAGGATCAGCAGCGAGCCGAAGTTTCGGGTTGCCGCAGCGGTCGGCGACATGATCACCTGCACGTTGACGACTGAGGAAGTGGGAAGTCCGTTTGCCATGTGTGGCGCTCCGGTCAGGGGTGGATTGGTAGATCAAAGCTCGGCCCGCCAGCGGCGCCGCCAAGGACTTCGGCAGACGAAATGGTCAGCGTGCCGGGGTAAGTGCGCACGGTCACGCGGCGCAGGGTGATGCGCACATCCCTGCGGCGCACCCACTGCTGATTCACGAGGTCGGGCGCACTGATGGCATCGCCGATGCTCACCACAGCCACGCCAGCGGCGCGCAATGGCTCGCGGTTCTGTGGGATGTACAAGCCGTCCCGCAGCGTTGCCGCGTAGCGCCCTGCCGCCGGCCCGTAGAAGCTGGCCAGCACCTCGAACACCGGGTGGCGTTTCAGCGTGCTGGTGCCGCTGCCCGGGTCGTGTTCAATGCTCGGCGTGTTTTCTGGCTGCTCGCTGGCGATGCCGATGGCGCACCAGTTTTCATTCGGCTCAGGCTGCCGCGGCGTGACCGGCTGCCACCTTGGGCGCACCATCTCGCCCGGCAGGCCAGTGATGCCAGCCACGGCGCCCTGCAGCAGCACATCAAGATCAAGGTCATCAGCCGGCACCGCCCCCACTGGGGCCAGGTAGCCGCCAGTCGCGGAGGTGTTCGGCATGGTCAGCCTCGCAGTTGGATCAGGTCGCAGTCGGCGCTGATGAAGCCGCGCCCGAAGTGGCCCCAGTCCTTGACGGATGAGACGGTGTAATCGCGTCCCCGCCATGCCACGACATCAGCATCCTCGGCATCGCTGCCTGGGATCAGGTTGAACCGCGTGTACAGGGTAATGCTGCCCGACGTGCGCGAGCCTTCCGCCAGCCGGTTCAGGCGGTCGCCCGATGCCGAGATCACGACCGCGCTGAACTCCGTCTCCGTGGGGTCGTTGCTGGCGATTCCCGACGCGCTCACGGTCTGGGTCATGCGCTTGCAGATCAGGCCGTCGTCCCGGAAATCCGGGTCGTCGAGGATTTCCGAAACGTCGAGGTCTGCCATGTGTCAGGTCTTGCGGACGATGTAGGTGATCGAGGCGCGAAGCTGCCCCGTGTTGATCAGCGGCGTGATGCCGGCCGCCGACTGCGCCTCAGCAGCGCCCATGCCTGCCGCGATGTGCGCCAGGTAGGTCTTCTCGCCCTTGCGCATGCTCTTGGTCTGCCGGGAGTGCCTGCGGGCCGCCACCGTTGCCGGCGACAGCGCGGGATCGATGCCGGCCCGGATCACGCCCCGGATGCCGCTCACCGCCGCCATGCCTGCCGCGGTCAGTTGCTGTTCCACGATCGCCGGCTTCCCGTCGAGTGCAGCAAACGCCGCCCCCTTCAGCCGCCCGGCGATCCGGTCCTCTGCGCCACGGATGCCCGGCACCATGAACGGGCGCGCGGGGATGTTTGAGGCCGGCGATCCGTTGTCATGGATGTATGCGAGCGTTGCGTTGTTCACTGGGCCTTCGCGCGATGCGTTGGCTTCTGGCACGCCCACCAGCACGTCACGCCGGACCAGCTCGGCCATCGCCTTCATGAGCGCGGGCAGGTTGTCGGTGACGAGGGATTTGTCAGCCATTGCGCCCAGCCTGTTCGGCCTTGAATTTCTCGACAAACAGGATCGCCTTCTTTGGCTCCCACTTCGCCCACTGGTCAAGCATCCCGGCAATGTTCTTTGCGCCGAATCGCTCGCCCATCTTGGCAATGATGGCGGGGCCATGCTCGGAAATCAGCGCCTTCGCTTCAGCCTTCTCTGCGCGGCTGGTTGCAGCCGATTCCTTCGCCTTGGTCTTGGCTTCGGCTGCCTGCCGGGCCTTGTGTCGGTCGATCTCCGCGTTCAGGTCGCCGCGCTTCGACAGCGGGGCATTGACGGCGGCTGGGTCGGCATTGGCGCCAAGGAATCCAGGGGCGGGTACCTTGGGCTGAGCCGTATTGCTGAACGCCTCTCGCAGCTTCATCAACTTCTCAGCCTCATCTGCCGCTTTCTTCGCGCCAGCGGGCGAGATGGTCGTCTGCCCCAGCCTGTTTGCTGCAGCTTCCACCGCCTCCCGCGCGCTGGCCTCGTTGCGGACCGCATCCCGGTGTGCGCTGTCAGCCTTCAGGTGGCCGAGCGGATCATCCTTGCGGTTGATCGACTTCAGCTTGGCGTGCGCCGCCTCTTTCTGCGCCGTGGCGTTGTTCAGTGCGCCGACTGAGGGGTGATCGAGCTTGGCGGCGCTGATGTACTGGCGGGCAGCGTGGGCAGGCGCGGCCGGCTTGCCCCATGATTTCTTTCCGTGGTCGTACTCTTGCCCGTGGATGTTGACCAGCGGCTCGCCTGCCAGCGCATAGCGGGCAAACGCCTCGCTCGTCACCTCTGGATTCTTGCTGACGGCCTCGCCTGTCTTCAGGTCAACGCAACCGGGCCCAAGCTCCATACGGCCCTGGTTGTACTTGCCGCCCTTGGCTTCAAGTTTTGTTGCCAGAGCGCTCTCCGCTGCCTTTTGCTGCAATTCTGCGGGGCTCTTTGGCGCCGTGCCGGGGCGAGCCCGCCCAACCAGTCCGCGATTGACTGCGACGGGCGCTGCAGGCTTCGGCGGCTCCGGCTCATGCGGCTTGAAGTCCGGCCGGTTGAACTGGCTGGTTTTCGCATTCAGCCGCGGCTCACTCATGCTCTTGGGGTTGACCTTCAGGCCCGTGAGCTTTCCGCCTGCGCCGCCCTTGACCGTGAACCCGCCGCCCTCGGTGCCATCGACCAGCACCGCAGCCCCGTTCATCGTGACCCAGTGCTCGGCGTCGTTCGTGTGAACGTGGATGGCGAGCTTTTTCATTTCCGTGACTTTCTGTGCAACATAAACAGCACTTCTTGTGCAACAATAAAGGCACTGAAACACCACAACCAACCCGAAAGCCGACCCATGAAATCACAGATCATTGCCATCTCCGCCGCCCTCGTTCTCGCCGCCTGCGGCGGCGGCGGAAGCGCCGCGGAGCCGGACGCACAAGCCATGCCGGACGCCACCATTATGCGGGCCGACCCGGTCACGCAGTCCTACATCCAGCCGGTGACGGCTGCGTCGGATGCGTGGCAGATCGCCGCAGACTCGGCGCCGACGTTCTTCGCCAAGCCGTTCAGGGCTCAGGCGTGGATCCTGCCTGTGATCGAGATCGAGCGCCCCGCGTGCAAGAGCGGGTCTGTCACGATCTACACCGAGCTGCAAATCACGGCCGAGGTGCCCACGTCAAAGAACCGCGAGACGTACCTTGCGGTGATGCCCAACATCAACGGCGTGGCGCGCGACGACATGCGTCTGATCGACACCATCCCTTCGCCTGGCGCGACGCCGAAATATTCGACCTACACCTACCGCAAGACGCTGCCGGCCGAGGCCATGCCCGCCGGGAAAATCGGCATCGACGTTCGCAAGTTCGCCGACGACGGGCTAGCCCTCACCATCACGCATGTCATGATGGACGTGACCTGCAGCGGGGCGCAATGACCAAGCGCCGACCTGAAGACGGGCGGCCACCGTTGCCACCAGGGGTCGCGAAGACCGAGCGGATCGCCCTGCGCGTGACGCCGGCTGACAAGGCGAAGGTCGAGCGGCTGGGGGTGGCGATGGGCGGAAGTGCCGGCGACTGGCTGACCGCGCAGATCCGCAAGGCGAAAGAGCCAAAGCCTCAGAGCTGAAGCCCGCCGGCCCCGATCATGCGGGCCATCGTCAGCAACTGGACCCCGTACACCGACTGGTTCCAGAACGGGGCGTCAGCGAACGTCACCGCCTGGGTGGCGTAGCTCACGCTCACGCCACCGACCGACTTCGACGCCTGGGGGCCGGAGATCCCGCCGACCGCCTTCCCTGCGTCAGACGCAGAGATCGCGGCGGCGGTGATCGTCAGCATGTGCGCCGCGTACCACGCCGCGCCGTCGTCGAGGATCTCCGCCCACCGGTCAGCGTTCAGTATCTTGTACGCGAGCGACAACTGGATCTCGACCACCGGGTCGGTGTAGCGGCCGACATCCGAGAACTCGGGCAGGCGTTCGCGGAAGGTCACGGCGTCGAGCATGGTCAGGTCACTTCTTCTTGGGCTTCTGGTCGGGCGGCGGGGCTTGGTCGCCCTCGGGAGCCGAGTCACCCTCGGGCGGGACGCTGGCGGCCAGCGCGTCGGCCGGGGCGGGCTCTTCGGCTGGCAGCGGCGCAAGTTGGAACGGCGAGATGGCCGAAGCCACCTCATCAGCCACGTCCTGCACGCCGGCCGCCAGATCCACCAAGCGGTCGCCGACGATGACCGCCAGCGGGAACTTGAGGTTGATCTTGGCCATGGTCAGATCGAGTCCCGATACGAAATCGTGGGCAGGTACACCGCCTCGATCTGGCCAATCCGGCACCAGTAGGTGGTGATCTGAAACAGACTGCGGTACTCGACCGGGGTGCGCTGCGTCTCGGTCAGCGGGAAGCGGACGCGGTCGTAATCCTTGCGGTACGCGCACATGCGATCCACGGTGCCGAGCTGGCCCTGGGTGCCGCCGACACCGGCGCCGATCAGCCACTTCGAGGGCAGGATCTCCAGCTTGCCGCCGGACTGAGCCACGATGTTGTTGTCCAGCAAGTACTTCAGGATGCTGATGTTCCCCGCGCTGGAGATCGTGCGGCTCGACAGCAGGCCGTACTGCGCCGGGGGCAGCATCAGGCGGTTCGGCATCACTGCCCAGCCCGAGTTCGCCCAGGTCGCGGTCAGCAGTTCGTTCACGTCGCGCAGGGTCTCGTCGGGCGTCTTCAGGTTGAAGGTGCTGCCACCGACGCCGGCTGCAACGTTCGCCACCGAGGCGCCCGGCTGATTGAACAGGCCGTAGAAGTTCGGGATGGACGGATCGCCGATGTATACAATCTGGTCGATCTGCATGTTTCGGGCAAGGTTCATTGCCTTGACCTTCTGCATGTCGATCGGCATGCCGAGTTTCTGCGACTTGACCAGTTCCGGGACGGTGAACTTCACCTCCGAGCCCCACAGGCGCAGCGGCAGCGCGGTCTTGCCGATATCCACATCGGGACCAGCCAGAGCGTTGCCCTCGCTGGTGATCCAGTTGATGTTCGAGCCGCCGACACCAGAGGCGCCGTGGCCGAAGTTGCTGAGGGTGAAGCTCGACACCTCGTCGGCGGCCGACACGTCGGTGCGGATGTCGATGTCACGGGTCCAGGTCACATCGACCAGCGGCTCGTGAAGCGTGGGGTCGAGGCGTTCGAGCTGGCTGACCAGGAACACGCCCGTCGAGTCGACGGTGTGGCGGTCATAGGTGAACATGCCGTCACGGGTGAAGTGGCGGCGGGCAGCAGCCTTCGAGGCGGCGGCGAGAGCGGTTTGCTCGTGGACGTTGGATTGCATTGCGAATGCTCCAGAAATAGAAAACCGCCAGCGGCGGAAATTGATTTCTGCGAGGCACTCGCAACACGAGGCCCGAAGGCGAGGTGATGCGCGAGGCAGTTGTTGGGGCGTCAGGGCTGCTTGGTGAGCCAGGCTTCCCAGGCGGTCAGCATGCCCTTTGCGAGACGGATCAGAGCTGCGTGCAGCTCACGGGTGGCCGTGCTCATCACAGGTTGTAGGCGATCTCGGCGACGCCCAGGGCATCGGCGGGGCCGTTGAAGTAGGCGCCGGTCAGAGCGACCGTGTTGGTGCTGTCGGCGACGGCTTCGACGCCACCCAAGGGCTTGCCGGCGGCAGCGGCGGCCACGCGCACGTACACCGTTCCGTTCTTCGCGGCCGTGCCAGCGTTGACGCCGGCCATGATGTAGCCGCGCTTCAGCACGGAAGCAGCGCCCAAGGTCGGCGGGGTCGAGGTGCCGAGGCCATCTTGCGACGCGCCAGCCGGGAACTCGCGGACGAGGAAGCCGTAGACGGCCGAGGCGGTGTCGCCGGTCGTCAGGTTGCGGACTTTGCCGCTCACCAGCTTGACGGGAGCGCCGAAGATCGTCGGCGGGGTGCCGTCGTCGATCAGGTTCGGCTCAATCGTGGCCGACTCGACGCGCGAGACGCTGCCAGCAAAGCCGGCGGGCATCTTGAATTGGAAAACGTTGACTGCGGGCATGGTTGCTCCAGTGGTCAGAAATGAGAAAACCGCCCGTAGGCGGCTTGATCTTGGGAGGAGGCCCGCTTACTTGCGCGCCCAGAACTCGGCGTTGCGGGCGTTGACCTGCTCGGCCCAGTTGCCGGCGTGCGACGGTTCTTGCGGGGCGCCGTGGCTCATCTTGGCTTTCACCATCTCCGACGCCGCGATGAACGCGGGGGCCAGCGCGTCGCAGGTCATGCGGCTGATGTCCTTGCCAGGCAGCAGCGCGTTGACGATGCCGGCGTGGTCACCAGCCTGGGCGGCTCGCAGCGCGCGGCGACGCAGCAGGCACAGCGATTCGCGGGCCTTGGCGGGGGCCGCGTCCATCGTCGGGAACTTGATGCCGGGGCTCAGGATTTCGGCGCGGGCGCGAGTGTCCTGTGCCTCGTCAGCCAGGCCAGCCGAGTCGGTGGTCATGGGCGACTTGCCGGGCCTGTTGCCTTCATCGTCCTCGTCAGCCTCGTCAGCCTCGTCATCGGTCGTCGGCTCGTCACCGTCCGGCTCGCCCGCCTTCGCCAGCTTCATCACGATGTCTTCCAGCCGGGCCATGCGCTCGTCGAACGGCTTCAGGGCTTCCGCGATTGCGGCACCGATTTCGTCGTCATTGGTCGTCACGGGCTTGGCGGACGCAGCCGCCTCGTCGTCGGGCTTCGCGGCGCCGGGCAGATGCACGTGGATGTGCTGGGCGCCGCCTTCATCGCCGCCCGGTTCCGGCGCATCTTCCAGCGCCTTCTCGAAGCCCTCGGAATCCCGGGTCATGAACAGCTTGCGCATCCGGTCGCGGAACGAGGTCTGCGCGGTCTTTTTGTCAGCCATGTGGCCATCTCCAATCGAACAAATGGGACCGCACCGGCCCCGTCGAACCAGGGCAATGTGATTACCCACGATTTGCCGCTGTTCCGCGCGGCCCGGTGAAACCTGGACGTACTCGGCGTCATACCCGGCGCTGACCTCGGGGAGATCGTCGCCTTGCAACTCGCGCACGGCCTTGGCGTCGGTGATGACCAGGTCTGCCAGCAGAAGCTCCGACTGGTCGCCGGTGCCGCGCCTGACGTTCTGAGCGTGCCCGATCGCATGCTCTCGCCAGTTCTCGGCGCTCACCGGGTCGTCGGGGTGATCCTGGGTGACCGGCATGCCCTCGAAGCTGGCAATGGTCAGGTCGCACAGCAGTTCGTCGGAGCCGCGCTCCACCGTGATGACGCCGTCCTTGGCATCGATCTCGGGAAGCTCATGCTCGGCGTAGTCCATCGACCCACAGCGCGCGATCGGCACATCACGGCAGACAAGAAACCCAGCCGGCGTCAGGCTTCGCAATGGGCCTAGCTTCTGCGGGGTGAAATACTTTGTCATTTCAATCATCACCGGCATAACATTAAATTGGGGCGACACGCAAACTCCGGCCACCGAAATTTCGGCTGCTACCGTCATCGACGCCGGCTACTAGCTCAATTTTGTGCCAACCTTTTGAGAGATTACGCACTGTAGATCTACTACGCGAACATGCTGATCCTATCGGACCTAATTCGCCGACATACATTCCTAGATCGGAGGGTGCCGTCATATGAACAACATTATCGATAGACAATGTAACCCTATACGGCGACCCAGTACCCAGGTAATATGTCATAAAATCAAATGCAATTGTATACAAACCACCCAGCGAATATACATAACATACTGTAGGCGTCGGGAATGACGATGTTTGCCCTGTACCGTTTGTAATTACCTCATATGCATCTTTCCGGCTAAAATCTTTACGCAACGCGCTATCGATGTCAAAAACACCGATACATATGTTTGCAGACACTGCAGATATTTCAGTGTAGTAAATAACGTATTGCACACCTTGATACGTGATAGGTGTGCAGCGGCCTGAGCCCTGCGTTGTACCTGCAATCCCTACAAAATACGTTGACAACCAGCTGGGCTCTACCCAGGACGCGGCAAGCGCTGGGTTTCCTGTGTCGATTAGATAAAGTATCCCCATCAGCGAGCCATTTCGCCGGCCAAGAATATATACTGCACCTTGTGACGAAACAATTGGCGCAGGCCAGCCGTCGTAATTCTGCGCTCCTGTTTTTATCGCGGCAGGAATCGTCCAGGTTGTGCCCATATCGTCCGAGGTAGATACCATCGTCGATTTTGTACCGCTCTCATTTCGGATCGTCGCGAGCAAGCGTGTCGATCCTGGCAGCTGGCAAAATCCAATCTCCGTCAAATCATTGCCGGAAAGCGAAATAGTCGCTTTTTCGCTCCACGGCCCTGTAGGTGACGACGCGCGCACAACCAGCGATACCCAATTTGGTGTTGGATTTTTGTATGCCGGCATGAGATACTCACTGCCGATTTTTTTAATTGGTCCGCAGACGGCGTATGCAGCACTTATCTGTGTTGCGTTTGTCCACGTGTTGCCGCTGTCGTAAGAAACCTGAATGAACGAGCCCAGAAGACTGCCCGCCGTGCTGGTGGTTAAATACGTAAGGTATAGCACCCCACTTTCCGAATATAGGCTCGGGTCGCGAGGGTCATGTGTTGCGGGGAGTCCGACGGTGGGTATGCCTGTCGTAACAAAACCGCCGTCAGGTGTGCCCTTTGATAGTTCCAGTACGCCAATACTCCCAAGATGTGTCCCAGATTGGCGGAACGCAATAAATATTGTTTTGCCTATTTTCGTCGCGTGCGGGAATGCATTATATGTAGCACCGGATACGCTGCTTGAGTACAGCGTCTTGGAAAAATCGATCTGCCCCCCAGGAATTGGTTCCAGGTCTCCTGACACCAGGGCTTGAGTCGTTGCCAGCTTGGCCGGCGCGGCGCCAGCCAGCACGGTATTGATGCCGTCGATGTCTTGGAGCGCGGTGTCAGCTTTGCCGAGGCTGGTCTGCACGACGGCTGCGAGGTCGGCTTTGGGGATTCCGCCAGCCGGCGCCGGATATGCCGCATCGGCCTTTGCGCCTTGCGCGGCAGAGGCAAATGCCGTACTGGCGGCCGTTGCCGCAGTGCCTAGGCCGAGCGCAGATCTTTGCGCAGCAGCATCCACGGCGCCGAGCAAGGTCACTCCCGCCGACGTTGCGCCAGTCACCGCGGCCTGAGACAGCGCCGCGCCGGGCTGCAATGCGGTTCCAGCAAGCAGCCCCTGCGCTGCAGTGGCGAATGCGCCAGCCGGCTGAGCGGCAGCGGTGCCGGCACCAGTAACCTGGGCCAGCGGAATCGTGGTCCCAACAGGCAGGACGCCAGGCTGAAGCGCGGAATCGGCCTTGCTGCCCTGGGTAGCCGTAGCCTTTGCGTCAAGGGCGCTCTGCAGCCCCGTGACCGTGCTGATCGCCTGCGCGCCCGTGTGGGTGGAGCGGTCGCGCAGCTGCGCATCCATGGAGTTTGCCGTGGCCCCATATGCGATGCCGGACAGCTTGGAAACTTGTGCGGGGGCAATGGCGCCCGCATTGGTGGCATCTGCCAGCGGGATCACGGCATCGTTGCCGGTATCGCTGGTGATGGTCACGCCCGTTGGAGAGACGACAGCGGCCAGGTTGGTAGCCCCGCCAGCCGCAGCGATTGCCAGCGCCTGAGCAGTGCTGACCGGCTTGTCCATGTCGGCGGTGTTGTCCACATTGCCGAGCCCGACCTGAGCCTTGGTGGTGCCGTGCGGGTTCGAGGTGCTGCTGACGTGAGCCGTCAGGCTGGCGGCCGATGCAGCACCCAGCGTGGTCAGGACGTCGGTCTTCTCGGCATCAGTCATCGGCGACGGCGTGCCGGAAACTTGTACTTGCAGGGTCATGATCAGGCAGTCAGGATGAGGGTGCCGCGAGGCAGGACAAGCGCGCCACGGGGCAGCACAAGGGCGCCGTTCGGCACACTGGAATCGGTGGGCGGCAGAACCCCGCCGAGCAGCTCAACGAGCGTGATGGATGCGACATCTGGAACCACGACACCCATGAACTTGGCGGGCGAGATCTCCGGGTGCTGCACGTCAAACCGGTACGTCGTGCGCCGGCTGCCTGACGAGTTCGGGAACAGCGCCATTTCCGCGTGGCCGGTCGAGTCCGTGCGCGCCCGAGTGACTTTCTGCGTCACGACGCCAGACCAGAGATCCGGTCCGCTGATCGTCGCGATCACCACCGCGCCAGATAGCGGGCGGCCAGTCGGGTCAGCTAGATCAATGGTGATTCGCGCGGTCGGGTATGTCGCCATGTCGCACCCGCCGCGGCGGCCTACTTGTATTCGGGGATGACCGGCGAGGCAACACAGCGGCAGTTGTAAATCCCGCCAGGGTGCGCGCGCGCGCCGGTTCGTTTGTCTGCGATCGGCGGGGAGTCCCACCGGAAATAGCGGCCGTCAAGCTCGGCGTGGTCGTCGCGCACGGCGGAGTCGCCGGCCGTCTCCCAGATGTAGCCCTCGGACCCGACGTGCTCAGCACGGGCCTGCATCAGCACCGATGCCGTGCGCGCCACCTCTGTGCGCGCGATCAGCACAGCGCGGGATCTGGCGACCTCTCCGGTCCGCATGATCTCGGCCGCGACCTCACCGGCCCGCGTGCCGTCCTCAAGCGCCTTGAGCGTCAGTTCGTGGACGCGCTGCGCCGCACCGAGCGGGATGCTCTTGATCAGCGTGACCTGCTCGGCCAGCTTGGCGCGCATCAGGTCGCCCGTGGGCGCCTCGGCGATCTCCCTCGCCAGCCTGCGCCCGATCTCGGCAGACCGCTCGCGCCAGGCCCGCTCATCGCTCGCGCTGACATCAGCCAGCATCCGCGCCGCGGCAGACTCCGCCCAGACCTCCAGGGCATCGGCGTACTTCGCCAGCGCGCCACCGATCCGCGCGGACGACTCAGGCTTGCCCGACATCGCCCTCACGACCATGCCGACGTGATCGGCGATCTTTGAGAGCTGCCCGGCGTACCGGCGTTCGACGCTCTTCAGCTTGGGCCGCGGGCTTGGGTGCTTCATCTTCGCTTCCTGAGCCACCGACCGATGAGCGAATCACCCGTCTGCACCGGCGCGAGATCGGTGCCCAGATCAGGCGCCGGCGGCTCTCCTGGGGCCGCTGCGTCGATCTGGTCCTGGGTGATGTTGCCGAATATGCCGGTCACATGACTCGACGCCTTCAGCTCTTGCATGCCCGTCTGCACGTCGATCAGCCCGGCGTCCACCGCCCCCGTGACTGCAGTCATCACCTTGCCGGCAATGTCCGCCTTTTCGATGTCGTTCATGCGCTCAAGGCTGCGGAACGAGAACTGGAATTCGTCGGGCAGCTTGGCGCCCAGCAGAGACATGGCCATCACGCACAGCAGGCGGTACACCGGAGAGCGCAACCGCTGCTCCTGGTCCTGCGCAATCCGCTCGTGGTACTGGCTCATCTCCCCTTCGCCGGACGACCCGAGCCCGGGGGATGATTGGCCGAACAGGCGTGTGATCGGAATGCCGGTCGCGCCACTGAGCTGGTTGGCAAACTGGCTGATGATGTCGCTCAGGCCGCTGAAGCTGTACTGCTGCGTCTCGAACGTGTCTTTGCCGTCGAGGACCGTCAGGCCCTCGTTGCTCTGCGACTGCCGGATGAAGTCCATCTGCTTCAGCAGCCCGCGCATCGCCGGCCCACCGATGGAGACGATCTCGCGCAGCCCGTCGATCTTCACTGTGCGCAGATGGGCCTTGTAGACCAGTTGGCTTGCCCCGACCGTGGCCGAGTCGAACGCCACGAGGCGATCCCACATCGGTTCAAGGATCGACAGGCCCCACCCGTTTTCGCTGACGCGCTGGTAGTGCGGCAGGTCACCGCCCTCAAAGCGCAACACGCGAGTGTGGTGGATGCGCCCGACCGGCAGACCAGCCTCATTCGTCAGCAGGTCATAGAAACGCGGTTTGCCCATCTCTGGGCCAAAAGCCTTCACCCGGTCGCCCAAGCTCGGCGACACCATCCAGCGATCAAGCACCAGCAGGCCCTTGAACTGGCCTTTCCCGACCGCATCCAGCCGCAAAGGCGTGGACATGTCCTGCCCCTCGATCAGCAGCACCGCCAGTGCGCCGCCGTACAGCCGCGACCACTTAATGACCTCGCAAAGGCGCTCCCACAGCGCCATGGCCTCGAATCCGCGCTCCAAGCGCTCAACGGCCTTCGGGTCGATGCCCGACATGTCGATGCCGGCCCGAGTCATGTCCTCGGCGGGCGCATTGACCGCAGCCCCGACGATCCACGACCCGCGGTAGGCCGCCTCCAACCAGACCCGGTTCCGCCCCTGGTAGCTCAGCGCGTAGCTGCTGCCGGACTGCTGGTTGTCGGCACCCCAGCCGAGGCGTGCGCCGAAGTTGGCGTATCCGTCGTTCGTGTGGACCACTTTCGCCGCAGCGCCCGACGATGATGTTTTGCGCTGCTTTGCCATGGTCACCCGGCCAATCTGGCCCAGACATCAATTGAAGAACTGCTCGGGCTCATGGCGATCATGAGCGAGTCGGCCAGATTCGGCGATCTGGACCCGTCCGGAGCCTTGTCGATCACGATCTTCCCGGTTGTGTTGATGCTGTACGTCGGCTGGGAAAGCTCAGTCGTCAGCCTGTCGCGGTTCTCGGCATCGCTTCTGATCGAAATCAGTTCGTCCGGCGAGAACTCGCGGCCCTCGGTCACCGCCTGGTGCGTGCGCTGGAACCGAAGCCGCAGCGCCCACCAGCTTTGCGACTTCCGGTTGGCGAAGAAGTCCTTGTTCTTCCGCCCCTTCACGTCTTCGTCATCCGGGTTGGTGACAGCCTCGGACCCGCGGAACGGGTCAACCCTGATTGGCGGCTGGCCGGCCTCTTCGCGCGTCTCCGAGATCACCCGGGCATCTCCGCGGACGCCAGCGCCCAAGCCGTCTGAGTCGAAGCGGAACCGGCTGTAGCCATGCTCATCGCATAGCCCAAAGGCCCGCGCCGTGGTGGCAAAGATGTCGCCACCCTTGCCCGACCACTCGGTCACGCGCTCGACCACAACGCCGTGGATCCCGCAGAACGCATTGCTGTCCTTGCCCTCGTCTGCCACGTCCAGCGCTCCGAATCGGGCGCCGGTTGGCTCGAATCCAAGTTTCACGTGCGCATCGACCGCCGACTGAATCCACTCGCTTGGGATCACGACACCATCAACCGATGCGGCGTAGTTGATGTCGATCTCCTGGGCCACGGTCACCGGGTCAAGCTCGGCGCACTGCTTGGCGTACCAGTCATCACCCTTGCGGGGGTCGTCGCGCCAGTGGAATGTGAAGACCTTGACCTTCCCGCCAAACCGCTTCCGGTGAAACGGGTTGCCCATGCCGTTCGGCGTGGACACGTCAATCTTGCAATTCGAGGTCTGCGACAGTGCCGCGTCGATGCTGCTGGCGTGCTCGTAGAACGCGGATTCGTCCTTGAAGTAGACCGATGTCCGGTTGCCTCGCCCGATGTTGTCGCCCGCCTCGCCCACCATTGCCGAACCGTTTTCGCGGTTCTTGATGGTCATGAACGGGGCGTCCGTTTTCGGGTTCCAGCCCTCCGGCCGAAACTCAGGTGGCAGCAGGCTGATGAACTGGCGAGCCTTCCAGAAAAGCGACTTCGGGTCGCTCAGGTCGTCGACGTACTCTTCCTTGCGTGACCCAAACCCGGCAACAGTGCCCGGGTGGAACAGGATCATCCAGACCGAGAACCCGACGCACAGCCACGAGAGCCCCATGTCGCGCGACTTCTCGACCAGCCCATCCTCGCGGGCCAGCCACCGATCGCGCAACCAGGACAGAAACTCCGCCTGCTTCGGAAACAGCAGGAACGGCACGACCGCGGGCAGCCCAATTTCAGGGTTTCGCGGGTCGAACGTCATCCCCCAATCGCCGATGAACTCAGCCGGCCTGTCGCGGTAGAACTCTTTCAGGCCTTCGAGCATCCCGGGCGTTGAGCGGATCCGGGCGAGCCTTTCAGCCCTGCGCGTGTACTCCGCTTCGTAGTCCGGTTTCCATGCTTCAGCCACCGATCATCTTCCTGTACGCCTCTTCGGCGCTCATGGGGCGCCCGGTGTCCTTGGGCTTGCTGTCGTCCAGGCTGGCCGATGCAATGCCGTATGCCTCGCGCTCCAGGGCCACCAAGTTTTTCAGGGAGTCGGACAGCGCCTTCATGGTCTTGGTCCGCTCGGGCAGCCCGATCACAGCCCGGTACAGTTCGTTCAGCTTGTCGACCCCGCGGTCATCCTCGGCCCGCATCATTTCGCCAAGCGCCGCCAACGATGTCACGTCAGCAGTCTGAGCCTCAAGCTCGGCCAGCAGCGACATGCACAAAGCGCGCGACCGGCTGATGTCGGACCGCTGACTGATCCGGACGTGAGCCTCGGTCGCCGCTACCTCATTGATGACCTGCCGCTCGGTTGGCGTCTCAATGCGTACCGAGTTGCGTACCTGTTCCTTGCGTACCAAGTCATCCGCCTTTATGCGGACCTTCTCGGCCAGGTCGCGAATCCATTCGTCGCGCTTGGCGCGTTTGCGGATGGCGCCTTCGGTGATTCCATGCTCGGCCGCGATCTCTCGCAGCGACATGGCTCCGGCTCGGTACTGAGCTTCGATCCGCTCCCAGTCCGGAGATTTCTTTTCTTCAGCCATCGCCGTCTCTCATCCGTGCTGCCCGCGCCCACCTCCCTGACGCCGATGGTTTCGGCCGGGATCGCGCCATGTCGCAGGCTGCTGTCGTTTCCCCACGATCAGCCGGGGCGCCACCTGTGCCCATGCGCTGACGCGCGAGTGCTGGCGATGCGGCGGCGGTTTGTGGCCGGGCAGAAAAAAGCCCACCGGTAGAACTCGGCGATAAGCGACACCTTGAAGTCGATCACCCGAGCCGTGTTGCGCATGAATGAGACGATCAGGGCGGCCTGCTGTTCATTCAGGTCGGCGTACTCGACAGGCACGCCGCCGTGAGCCCCCATTCGGATTTGAAATCTGATTGGGCCAAACGACTCAAGCCGCGTCTGGTGGCGCCTCACAAGCTTGATGGTGCTGGCGCGCTGGTAGGCCATGCCTTGCGCGATCACCTCGGTAGAGGCCCGAAGCTCGCCATCAGGCGTAAGCCGCACAAGCGACGTTTGCTCAATCATGTGTTTTCCCGCTACAGAAACGACAAAGCCCGCCGATTGCTCAAGCGGGCTTTGGCGTACAGGCGTGAGTGATCATCTAGGGTCTGCCGGTCTGAGCCGGCCTAGGCCACTTGGGCCAACCACTGTGACGATCTCCAGCGTACCGGATCACGCTCAGATCCTAACACACGCGTCAAGAGTGCCGCAAGTGCTTGGAGATGCGACCAAGTGCAGATCCCGCGAACTCGTCACACATGGCCAGCATGTGGGCGCCCAGCTTGATCTCGTCGCCCTCGCCCCCGGACAGCGACGCCTTCCCGGACCCCTTGCAGTGCTTGCACACCCGCACCGCCGGGCCCTTCTCCGCGCTGTCCACCGTGCCCCGGCCGTCGCAGTGCTGGCACTGGGGCCACAGCCAGTGGCGGATCACGGCGCCGATCACGCGCGCCACCTGGGCGTCAGTGACCCCGAGCTTCAGGCGGGTCGCGCTGATTGACCCGTAGCGCATGAGCGCATCCTTCGCCGGCCCGAGCGTCTGCAGCCTCATCAGCAACAGCACCCGGTCAACGCCCTCGTTGGCGCCGTCGAGTTCTCGCGCTGAAACCGAGTCAGCCTCGGCGCGCAGCCGGGCCAGCAGCGTGCCAATCCCCAGCTTGTCGGATTGCCCCGCCCATCCTGCGGCGGTCAACACATCAGCCGGCCCTTGCGTGATGTCGCTCATCCCCAGACTGCTCGCCCGCGCCGCCAGTGCGTACCGTTCTTGGATCATGCCGAACCTCCGATTTGGTGGCGCATTTTACGTGCATCTCCGAATTGAATTTCTTATTTCATGGCGTATTCGCAAGTGCAGAGCCTGCCCGGTGCTGCGGAAAATCGGTGTGTCGTGTCGCGTCGTCGAACCCTCCGCCGTCTGATCGCAGCGGCGGGCGATCGCACCAAAAGCGGCGCTTGGGTAGGCGTCAGCGCGCCACGACCACCACATCAACCCAATGCTGCCCACGCGGCGCTTTGTCCTGCTTGACGATCCACGTTAACCGAAGATCACCATCGTCTATCCCAAGATAGTCTGCGATACCGTCCCTGACATGCTTGGCGCTTGCCGTCAGCCCGTCGTCATCCATGCGCCGCCCACCTCGGCGAGTGATCGTGATGGTTGCTCCGCCGGCAGGCATATCCCTAGTCGCAAACCAGTGAGGCAAGGCCTTAGCGAGGCTTACACGCGCTGCAAGTCGCTGCTCTTTTGCCCGCTTTGCCCTGACGCGCCAATGCTCACGCTGATTAAGCGCATTTACCAGCCGCACAGGCACCTTTGCCGTCACTTGCATACAATCCACCCCGCCGGCTTGCGGCTGTACTTGATCTTCCCGGCCTTTTTCAGCCGCTGAATTGACCGCTCAAGTACGCCGATTGGATCCCACACGCCAAACGTACAGCATTGTTTTTGCAGCGCATGCATCGACCACAGATCACCGCGAGTTGCAGGGTGATCAACCGCGTAACTCTTGATCGCTCCGAGGACCATCATATCCAGCTTTTTTGCATTCATTCCAGTATCTCGACAGAAAAAGAATCAGCAAGCATCGCCCCGCCATCCTCAAACTCAAACGCAGTCGGCACGGAATTCAACATCGTCAGCTTGATTACCTCTCCATCTTCCACCGTCATTTTGTCGATGCATGGAATATCGAACTCGATGAGCACCTTAACTTTCATGCGAACCCCTGCGCAATCGCAATATCCGACAGGGCGATGCAATGCGCCATTGCTTGTCGTTGCTCGAACTCCGACGCCTGCGCCATTATTTGCTGGCCCGCCCATCCAGCGTCAACCAGCAACTCCAGATCATCGTCGCACCACAGGCACCCTCCTTGAACCAGCGCATTCAGGGCGCCCACGCCAGCGTCTAACAGATCGACAATCTCCTGGTCCATGCCGCGATCCTCGGCAATCGTGTGAGCTGGCGTGATGACACGACACAGGCCATTGACGATCGATGCGCAGTCTGCCCCAGGCTGGAGCGCGTACATGTCGCACTCGATATGGCCCCATGCCGCCCTGACCGCTGCCCGCTCTACAGGAGTCATCACGCGAGCGCGTGGCTTGTACTGCTTGCGTGGCTTTTTTGTCGCACCCATCACGGCACCGCCTTTCCGTTTTCCATCTCGCCAACCAGCCTTTCCAGCATGTCCGCCGCGTCGCTCAGGTCGCCGAGCCGCATCTGGTTTATTGTGATCGAGTGATACGCTCCAGGCCGCGCCGACACGTATGCATTCTTGGCGCTGCGGCGCATGGCCCGCAGTGATTCTGCAAGTTCTACCGCTTTGGTGATGTCGGCGTTCATTCGTCACCCCGCAGCACAGCCAGCGCCCGCACCAACACACCCTCAGGCACGTGCCGGTACAGGATGTCCCGGATGTCACCCGTCAGCTTTTCACGCCTGCGTCGATCCGCATACTCCGCCTCTTGCTGTGCCTTGTATTCGGCGTCTGCGCGCCCTCGGTCCTCGGTCTCGCGCAGCACATCCGCCACATCCGAGTCTGTTGCCGGCGTGACGTACACAGACCCGTATGCGCCCACTGTGAACCCGGTGCCGATATCGACGCCAGTCAGTCCGCCGCTGGTCTGCAGCACATGTCGGAACACCACTGAGACGTAGTCAACTTCCCGGATTTTGCGCACGATGCGATCCGGTCCAAAAGTCTTCCTGCTGACAATCACGGCATCGCCAGGCTTCAGGTTTTCGAGGATTCTGTTCATTTCGCCACCTCCACCCGATACCGGCATGGATTCACGCCAACACGCGGCAACAGCATCGGCTGATGTGACGGGTCAGTCATCTGGCGCACATGCAGCGCACAGGTATCAGCTTCACTGCACACACCATCGCGACTAGCGCCGATGCAGTGCGTTTTCTCAATGGTTACAGGCTTGCGCCCAAGGTTCGCAGCCATGCCCATATGCGGGCTGATGTTGGTTTTGCTCATTTCGCATCTCCGACAACCGAAAGGAAATCTTCCGACATTTCTTTAATCGCAGCAGACCACGCAGCAGCCATCGCAGCATCCATCGCAGCAGCCCTCGCAGCATCCCTCTCAGCAGACCACGCAGCAGCCCTCGCAGCAGCCATCGCAGCATCCCTCGCAGCAGCCCTCGCAGCATCCCTCGCAGCAGCC